CTTTTTTGCTCTTGTATTAAGTCGTTCATTGCATCATCGAGATAGCAATCAACTAAATGATGCACTATTTTTGATGGTGTTATTGTTTGCCTTGTTTTTATAACGTATTTAACAACTGCATCATGCAAGTTTTCTTTTCTTTTCCCTGAAATAGCAACGGTTGTGTCTTTTCTTTTTTCCATTACATGTCCCCCAGTTTAATTACTTCAAGTATTGCATATATTCCATGACTAAAAATAATATGTTGCATATTCCATGTAATAACTATAATCTCCACACATTGACATGTAACATGTTTTAATTTTTAAGGCTCTAATACTTAAGATGATTGATTCAAACGCTGTGTATTACGATTATGAACCGTCTATTGGCATCAATGCTTATAGTCAAAGGTTCGCTTGTTTGCATGTGTTTTATAAATCTTGGGGTCAATTTGATGCTGATCTTATAATTGAGGGTTTAACTGATAATTTGGTAGAAATTACGCCAGAAGTTTATTCAATGCTTTGTGCTGAGGGGTTTTTTAATGACCTCCACTAATAACGGCAAAATCGGTATTGATCATTTAGCGTTTACTTGCAAATTATCTTCTTTTCAGAATTTAGAACACGCTAATACTAGACGTTTTACAAAGCTTAAGTGGGTGTCTTTTCCTAAACGCTCCTATGTTGGCGTTGCTGATCCTTTACTTAAAGAATCCTTAATTTCAGATTATAGAGCGGAATACGTTAATGTCCTACATCTTAGGCTTGAGCAGTTTTTTAATAGGGTTCTTGGTTTACGTCTTAGCAATAAACGCGGTGTCGGTTTCCACGGATACAAAGACTCTTACAAAATTATGTCTAAGTCTGCGCCTATTGAATTGGGTTTTGTTGGCTTCGGTGGTAACAACGATACTGTTTACATACAGTTATCAGGGCAGGGTTGTTCTCATGTATTTTCAAGGATTACTCCATTAGGTTTGCATTTTTGGCTTGCTGATGTGTTGGACGTTTACAAACTTACAAGGGCGGATTTATTTTATGATGACTTTGACGGTAATTTTGGAACGTCCTATGCAGAAACCGCTTACGAGGACGGAGCTTTTAACAATCCAAACGGTGGGAGAACACCTAAAATTGATATTCGCAGACCTAGAGTTGGCTCAGTTATTCAAGGCGACACAGTCTACATCGGTTCGCGTAAATCTAACGTCTTTTGGCGTATTTACGATAAGTCTCTTGAACAGGGAGTCGAAAACCAGACTTGGTTTAGAAATGAGGTCGAACTCAAAGCAGTTAATGTGGATGTACTCCTTAACGTTGCTGAAGCTTTTGCAGGTGTCTGCCCCTTTGCCGCATCAATCAACTTGGAGCATGGATATACATACAAGTCACTTACGAAAAAATCTGTTGTTGAATTCCAAGGTCGTTTGAAGTGGGCGAGGCAACAAGTGGGATCAACTCTTTCAGATATTCTTGATGCTTTTGATGGTGATATTGAAAAAGCTTTTTGTGCTGTGGTCAACACGAAAAAATCGAAATGGCAGTTAACTGATAGCTGTAAACAAATGTTGTTTAATTTAGAAAAATTAGAGGTATAAAAAAATGAAACTTGCTGTAACTGGTTTTGCACACATGAAAGGCATAGCGGCTAAATCGAAAAAGCCTTATGAAATGGCTCGTTTGTATCGTTTGACACAGATTCGTGATTGGGAGACGGATATGGGTAAAAGTCAAGCTAACGGCTACGAAACAAACGAACGTAACGTTTTAGACGTTGATATTACGGATGAAAAGTTAATTAAAGCGTTTATGGCTTTGCCATTTGAACAAACGAATGCATTGGTTCTTGAATTAAATCTTGAGCCTAACCCAGATGACCCTATGCGTAATATCGTGACGGGTTTTGATGTTGTTAAGCTTGCTTAATGGCTGAATGTAGAGAGTACATAGGATTATCTAACAATGGAAACGTTGAAAGATTTTCTGCTACTCCGATAGATTTGGAAAGCTGTGGCGTTGAAACCAACGATGCAGTTTTTCTTACCCCATCTGAATATGTTGAATTGGTCAGCAGTTCGGGTAATGATTTAAGTTCACTTTTTGAAACTTATTTCGCTTTTGATACTGATATGTTTCTGCAGTTGCAAGGGTGGTTTTTAGTCACTTTTGTAGCGGCTTACGCTGTCGGTTACACACTTAAAATATTGGGCTTATCCAATAATAACGGGAATTAAAATATGAAAAATCTTAAAACTAAGTTAGTTGTTGCTTTCGGTGCTGTTGCGGCTTCTGCTACTTCTTTTGCGGCTGATTATACAACTGAGATCACTGCTGCTTCTACTGAAGGTGCGGCTAACGTTTCAGGTGCTACTGTTGCGGTAATTGGTCTTGCTCTTATTGGGTTTGGTGTTGGTGCTGTTGTAGCTTGGATGCGTAAATAATTTACGTTTCTATGAATCGGCTGGCTTAGGTCAGCCTTTTTTTTATCTTTTAAAAGGTGGCTTATGGTTACTACTACTATTATTGCTTGTACGGTTATGTGTGCGTTTATTTATGGCATTAAAGCAGGGGTTGAATCGTGAAAAACATAGCTATTTTTTTTCTCTTAGTTCCATTTTTTTCCAGTGCTCAAAGCATTTTCGACAATATACAGTCATATGAAAAACAGGAGGGGGTAACTGTTTTTTATATCTTCGATGGTGAAAAAGTCCCTCTAAGTTTTTTTACTGCTAGTATGAACTCTCAATATGAAACAAAGCGTCAAGCTTTACAAAATGCAGGAGGCAGTTCTTCTCTTACTATTAGCAAAGATGTTGAATACGAATATATAACTACAGGCGTTTATGAGGGTATGGTAAGGAGAATTTATTATAATTATGAATATTATTATGTTGATTCTAGTTCTGGTGTTGCTCACGGTCACGGAACTGGACAAATTTATTCAGCTCCAGCTAAGGGAAGTGAAGTTGCTTCTGTCTGTGAAGCTCCAAGCACTTATGGTTATGGTGGGCTTTGTTATATTCCATCTGATATAAGTGAAAATGATTCTTGTGAGGGTAACGAGTTGGCGAATTCTCCTAGCTCTGAGCCTAAAATATGCATTCCTCGTTCTGATGGTTCTTTTTGTTCGGCTAGTAATCAAGGTGATGGCATGTTTTCAGTAGATTTCGAAAATACTTGCTATGACGATGACAATGCTATTCCTGTAGATATTGAACCTGCTGTACCACCTCCTTTGGATAATTCTTGTAATGTTGGTACTTCGGGTTGGTATGTGTGCGGAGAGCCAATACCGCCTTTGCCAGATGCACCCAGTGGGTATTGTGGTTCTTACGATATAGGCAACGGTAACGTTGATGTTTGTTTTGATAAAGACACTGACAATGACGGCACGCCTAATTATAGAGATCCGGATATTGATGGTGACGGTGTTCCTAATGATGATGATGATGATGATGATGGTGACGGTATTCCAGATGTAGATGATTCCGATAGTGGCACTGGTTCTGGTTCTGGTTCTGGTTCTGGTTCTGGTTCTGATGGTTCTGATTTGTCTGGATTAGAAGAAATAGGTAATCAAACGAATAACGCCTTAAGAGAAACTAATCTTGGTATAGGTGAATTAAATAATAAGTTGGATGAAATTGTTAATGTTGATTTTACAACTGAGTCAGGTGGTCGGTCTACTAGTGGTATTGATGCGCTTTTTAGTGAAGAGAAAATAGAAGCGGTAAAGGCTGACGCAGTATTAAAAAAGCAAGAATTATCGACACGTTTTGAAGAAATAAAACAACAAGCTTATGCATATTTTAACGTTGATACTCCAACGGCTGTCTTTAGTGCTAGGTCGGTGACAATCAATGGTCAATCTTACGACATTTCTTTCAATCGTTTTACTGAGTGGTTTCCATTGATGGGAACTGTTGTTTTGCTTATAGCTATGCTTTCGGCTATTGCAATTATCTTAGGTGGTCAAAAATGAAAAAATACTTTTATAGCTCGCTTGTTCTTGCTGTTTTGATTTTCGGTTTTAGCAATAACGCTTCTGCTGATTCTGGCTTAGGTGGTTTCTTTTCATATGTTTCTGGTTTGGGTGAAGATGTTTGGAATTTGGCGACTGTGTCAACTCCTAACATGATTGAAAGAATGTTTGCGTACCTTTTGCAGTGGTATATAACTGTTGAGTTTTATTTACTTAAACAGGCACTTGAATTTAGTTGGCAGATTTCGGGCGTTGTTCTTGAGGATTTAGCGTTAGGAAGCAAATTAAATAATGCTATTTCTTTTCTGCCTAATGACGTTCAAGCGGCTTTAGTTCAAATGCGAATATTAGACGGTATAGAATTATTATTACAGGCATATGTGACGCGCTTTACATTTGATTTAATTAACTGATGGCTGCGGTAATATTTCACGGTGCACCGGGTTCTTATAAAACCAGTTCCGCTATATGGTTTGAAATGCTTATCGCTTTGCGTGCGGGTAGAATTGTTGTAACCAATATTGAAGGCATGAAGCCAATAGATGAGGTCGAGAAGTTGATGGGGGAACGCTTCCCAGAAACTGCTGATATATGGAGAATAAGCACTCAAAAGAAAAAAGGCTTGTTTCTTATGAGACGCTTTTTCCATTGGTGTCCAATTGGTGCTCAAATTATAATCGATGAAGTTCAGGATGTTTTCCCTGCTGAAAGAACTTTTAAACCTGAAACTTTGGACTATCAACCTATTGATGTTTATCAAGATGAGATTAAGCCAGAATGGATAAAAATTCATAAACAGCTTTTAGAAACTGTAAAGCCTGAACAGCTTTCTAGTTCAGATGTTGATGATCTAGGTGAAGAGGTTTTCGATTCAAATGGGCATATTATTTACCCTAGTACGCTAAAAGAGTCTTTTATGCGTCATAGAAAGTATAATTGGGATATTGTAGTTTGTACTCCCGATATAACACAAGTCAACATGTTGATTAGGGGCGCATGTGAAACAGCTTTCAATCATATGTCAAAGGATGTAATTGGGAAGATAATTCCTTATTTTAAAGCCCGTCCTAGAATTAGACAACACCCCCCAAAAGAGAATGGACTAACAGCGAGAAAATCAGATGTCGTCAGTTACAGAAAAATGCCAGAAAAAGTCTTTGCCTTGTACAAATCAACCGCCACAGGGGCAAACAATGTTAGCGGGGTCGGAAAGTCTCCATTTGAGACAACTGGTTTTAAGTTCGGTGCGGTATTGGTTGTCGGGTTTATTATATATCTTGCGTTGCTCTTGGGTGGTGCATTTGACCAAAAAGCTGTGGCAAATGACGCCAACACTGGTCAAAAAATTGGTTCGAAAGTTCTTCCAAATAGTAGTAAAAATATTGTTGTTCCTAGCGATAATAGTAATAATAAAAATCCTGTTCAGAATCTTAATAGTGCTGTTTTCGTAAGTTTGCCATTCGAACCAACATACGTTTATTTAACATCGTCTCATAAGGTTTATAAAGATGGTGTCTATCAAGGTGTTAAACTTGATTTCAGGTTTGTTACTGAAGATGGTGATTACCATTTTGATTCGGTTTCGATTGTTGAAATAGGTTTGAAAGCAGAGCTTGTTAGCGATTGTTTAGCAAAGTTAACAGGTGAATCATATTTAAGGTTTGTTTCTTGTCCACCTAGTAAACAATTAAATTATGCATCTGATAACGCATCTATTTCTTCTAAGTCTGAACAGTTACCAACATTGTTTTAATAATATATCGTTGTTTGGTGACTGCGTAACGTGCTTGCACGAAAACGCAGGCAACTGAACAACGATTTTATTTATGTCTCCACTTAACTTACTAAAAAAACATTTCGCATAATGTTTCAAAGTTATGTTTGATTATAAAACCGCGCAAGATACCTAAAGCGCGGTTTTTTTGTGTTTGCTCAAATATTTAACATCAACTTGCATTATGCGACTTGTTTTTCATGCAAAGCATATAAGTGAGGCACGAACGCAACGCTCTTAAACCATGTACGTAAAAATTATTACGTACAGGCGGGAAGACGTACTTAAAAAATGACGTACATTCCAAACACCCACTTGTTAAACCGCTTTTTTCTTTTTGTGCTTTTATGCCATTAACCAAGCACGCGCTTTTTGTGCCTGGTTAATTGCTTAAAACATGCTTTTAGGCTTTTAAGCTCTAAATCCCCCGTTCTGTAATACGGGGGTTAACTCAACTATTCCATGCATTCTGTGGGGCAACTTTTTACTTTTCCTCTTTTAATTGCTCTTGTATTAAGTCGTTCATTGCATCATCGAGATAGCAATCAACTAAATGATGCACTATTTTTGATGGTGTTATTGTTTGCCTTGTTTTTATAACGTATTTAACAACTGCATCATGCAAGTT